GTCCACGGGTCGCGCACCGGGTTGGGGTCGGACACCAGGTCGTACCGGAAGCCGTCCACCAGCACGTAGTCGTCACCCGTCACGGCAGTGCCCGCGGGCAGGAACAGCGTCCACAGCGTCAGGTCAATGGCCGCCTGGTCGCCTTCGCGGCCCGACCGCAGGGCGCTGCCGCCGGGGCGCTGCAGTTCGCACACGGTGTCCACAGGGGTGCCGTCCTCTAATACCTGGTCGCCGTAGTCGTCCGGCGTGCCTGTGTCGCTGACCTGCACGACCTGGCACGGCCGATTCATCTCGGGGCCGACAATGCCGGTCATCGCAAACGAATCCTTTGGATGACCGCCTCTTCCCAGGAAGTCAGGCCGACGCGGCCCACGTCCACGTACGTCACCGATGCCTGGCCCAGCGTCTTCGACTTCACGTCGCGCCCGTCGCCCGCCGCCATTGCGCGAGCAACCATGTTGTAGACGACGCGCACGATGTCGGCCGGGGGAGTATCCCAGCCATGCGTGTACGTCAGCGTGACGGACTGGAAGCGGTACGGCCAGGGCCTGTAGTGGCGTCGCTGCAGGATGCCCTTGGTTTCCGACCAGTCGTACTCGTCTTCGGGCACGTCTGTGTCGGTGCCGTCCAGTTCCCTGATCTGCACGGCGTGCACGTCCGTGACCGGCCATTCCGGCAGCAGCAGCAGGTTGGTGCCGCTGCCGTCCATCGTCACAGTCTCGTCAACCACCTGGGTGATGGTCAGCGACGCCAGGGCACGCACGATGCTGCTGGCATCCAGGATGGCCTGCGTCACCGTGGCTTCCTGGTCGTCGGGCACGTCGCCATACGCAAGCTCGTACCCGTCCAGGTCACCGATGGGGGCCGTGTTGGTTTCGGGAAGCGGCGGGCTAGGCACGTCAGCACCCCGCCATAGCGTGGACGCGTGGCACTGTGAAGTCCCAGCCCAGCGGATAGTTGGCAGCGTCATCGTCCAGCAGCAGGTCATCGAAGTTGACCTCAAAGCTAGTGGTGGCGTTGCGGCCGACGCGCACCGACACCAAGTCCTGGGGCGTGTTCGCTTCGCTAACGCTGTCGGTGACCAGCACCGACCCCGACGCGTCCAGGACGCGCACGGTAAGCACGAATGGGCTGGCGCTGTAGTCCACTTTCATGTCGAGAAGGTACTGCGTGTCGGCCGTGGCCGTTAGGGCGATGTTCTTGCTGGTCGCGCCCACGATGATTGACACCACGCCGGTCGTGGTGACCCGCACCGCTGCGTTCACGGACGACCCGCGGAACTGCAGGAACTGCTGGGCGGTGGACGGGAAGGCGTGGTGACGCATCCAGCACCGGATGGCAGCTGTGCGCTTGCCCGCCGCGAAGTTGATGTCACCTCGCGCCACGACGGTGCCCGCCGCGATCTTCAGGCTGGCCGCCCCGTTCTTGAACACCGCGGTGTCGATGGACATGAGCGTAGACGCGTCGCTAACGCTGTCGAAGTGGCTAGCGACCGACCCGCTTTCGTATGCGTCATGCTTTACGGTACTCACCGCGGGATCAGCACCAGTTCCACAAGCAGGTTCGCACCGCTGCCGGTGCTGGCGCTGAAGTTCAAGATGTCGCCTTCCGACAGGTCGGCATTGGACGGGTCCACAACAGCGATCTTGGCGCTGGCGCTGAACGTGACGACGAAGCCGGACACGTCAGCGAAGCTGCTGCCGCTGTTGGTGGATTTGCGAAGCTGCACGGCCATTGACCCGCCGGGCGCGGTCTTGCAGGTGACTTTCATGCGCAGCACCGTGCAGTCGAACGGGATGGGCACCAGGAAGTCGGCCGCGTCGGTTTCGGTCGCGCTGATGCTGCCCGCCTTGCCGAACGCCAGCGCCCGCACCTTCGCGGCTTCCACGATCTTGGCCAGGGTCACGCTGCCGTCAGTCGGGGTGCGCGTGTCGGACAGTCGGCTGTCGTTACCGGCACACGCCTGGGTTGCCCCGGTGCCCAGCGTGCGGCGGCTGGCCGTGCCCGCGGCTGCGTCGGACGCCAGGTTCAGCTTGGACTCCGCGATGGCCGCCGCAGCGTCCACGTCGGCGTTCACGATGGTGGACTTCGTGGCCAGACTGCCCAGGCCGCCCACGTCGGCGCTGGTCAGGGCGTCCAGCACCCACGACCCCGCCGACGACTTCAGGTATTCGTTGCTATTGCCGGCATCGGGCAGGCGCGGGTCGTTGCCGCCGCCGCCACCAGCCGGTCGGTAGTCAAGCGCCCGGCTCACGCTACACCCCCGACTTCAGCACGTGGACGGTGACGGTGCCGCTGGCGGTGCGGCCGTACAGCTGCTCCCCGGTTTCCAGGTCGCAGGCTAGGCTGTCGCCATCCGCCACCAGGAAGCCGTTGGACGACGACACGTCGCTGCCGCCGAAGTAGACATCGCCACCGGACGGCTTCACGACGACATGGCTGCCGGGCACTGTGCCGCTACCAGCGGCGGGCGTGCCTTCCGCGACGACTGATGCCGTTGCCGTCACACTGGCGTGCACGGACTTTACTGCCATTGCGAGCCTCCGGACTTGAAGGGTTTACGCCCGGCCCTGGCGGACGTGCCAGGGCCGGGCTGCAGGTGCTAGCTGGAAGCCAGCGACAGGTCGAGCTGAAGCAGCTTGAACGGCTCGTGCACCGCGAAGGCTGCACGCATCTCGGCCAGGATCGTCAGCATGTTGCGGATGAACTGGTCGTCGATGGTGCCGGTCGTGATGGTGGCCGCTTCCCGGTCGTAGACGACCGCTGTGCGGAAGTCACCAATCAGTGCCTTCCCGGCGGGCATCTCGTTCGACCACACGCGGGGCAGCGCCCAAAGCGTGTTCGGGCCAAGACCGAACGGACCCTGGCCGTAGAAGCGTTCCATGCCGTCCTTGGCCAGGTCGATGGCCTCATCGTCTTCCGGCGACATCAGGATGGCCGTTGCCCGCACGCCGATGGTGGCCAGGTACGTCTTGGCCTTGCGCACCGTCGTGAACACGTCGGTGCTGAACGGAAGCACCGGAATGTCCGGGTCGTTCATCAGGCCCAGGAAGTCTTCCCCCGTGCCGTCGCCGTTGACGATCTGATGCTCCAGCGCCTCGTCAAGACCGCGGGTCAGGAAGAGGTCGATGATCGACCGGGCCTGCCCCACGTCCGCAAGCGCCTTCTTGGTGACCGGAATCCAGTGCGCGATGGTGCGCACGGCGGCCTCGGCACGCTCGAACTTGATCGTGGATTCGGGCTTGATGCTGTCGGTGTCGCCGCTGCTGTCCGTTTCGCGGGCTTCCGGCACGGGTGCCGCAGCCAGGTCACGGGCTTCACGGTTCTCCCGGACGTACTCCACCACGTCCGACGTGGTACTGCCGGACGACACCAGGTCGCGCACCGAAAGCGGGGCGAACGTCGGCGGAAGGATGCCGCGGAAGTCCGGCGGGACGGCCGGGATTTGGCTGTCGGACGGGCCGGTGTTGTCACCGACAAACACCAGGTCCTTGCGGCCCGACAGGCCGACCGCGATGGGCATTCCGCCGATGTTGACGATGCCCACGTCCACGTTCTTGACGCCGTTGGGGATTCCCTGCGGGTACCGCTCCTTCAGGGCCTTGTAGCCGTCCGACTCGACGAAAAGCTGACCCAGCGTCTTGCGTTCCACCGCCGGGCGGCCCGACTTGCGGTCGGCGTCGTGCTGCGCGTTGGCCTGGTCGGCCGCTGCCTTCAGGTCGGGAAGGTCGCCCAGCTGCTTCAGCAGGTCGGCGCTGTCCTTGGCCTTCTGGCGCTCGTCGGTCAGGGCCTTGATGTTGTCAAGGTGCTCCTTGACCTTGCCCTGCTCGTCGTCGTTCAGGCTGTCGCGCCCGTCCTTCGTGGCGGCCTCGACGATGGCCTTTGCGGCATCGCCTTCCGCCTGGATAAGCGCGTTGTAGTCCTTGGGTGGCATGGTGCCTCCAGGTCGTTGACGGTGGTTTGTCGTCGGACTTGGGGCTTGGCCCGTATGGTCAAGGCGTGCCAGCCGTGACGGCCCGGTGCTGCGGCCCTGCTTCCTACCCCCTGACGGCCCCGCCCCGTATGGCCCTGCCGCGTGCCAGCGACCTGGCGGCCCGGTTCGGTATGGTCAAGGTGCTGGCGGGACGTATACCACAACGCCCCGGACGGACGCCAGGCTACCCGCCCAGCGCCAGCGCCAGCGTCGTGTCGATGCCGACCACGACCATGGCCGACTTCGGCCGCACAGCCTGGTCTTCGTCGTCGTCCTGGTCGTCGTCCTTGGCCGCCGCGTCAGGGGTCGCCTTCACCCACTTCACGCCGTTGGCGTCCGTCCACTCCACGCAGTCGGCGGGCAGCGCCAGGCCCGACTTCACCCGCAGCGTGTCCGTGTCCCGATTCGCGCCGACCAGCACCGGGCTGAACTCGTGCGCCGACATTTCGGACAGGTCGCGGATGCCGGTTTCGGTGTCGTATTGCGCAGTGCCTTCCCAGAAGAACGACCACTGGCGGACACGACCCGCCTTCAGCAACTTGTGGGCGCGGGCCGCCTTCGGATGATCCATATCCAGCTGGCCGGTCAGCACCAGGGCCGCCTGGCCCTTCCGATTCGCACCCCGCGGGTCCAGCTTGATGGTTTCGCCCAGGTACAGGTCGGGGTCGGCAATCTCGTGCTGCCAGACGATGGGGGCGACGACTTCACCAGCGTTCACGCGTTCCGCGAAGTCGTCCCAACCGCCCTGCTTGATGCGGTCCTTATGGCCGTCCACCACGTCGTACACGCTGACCGCGGCCATCACTTCGCCGCTGTCCGTGGCCGTCGCCGGGTCGGTCGTCAGTGTCTTTTCACCGTGCGCCATCAGAACCTCCGTAGGGCTAGGACGACGACGACCACCAACACGATGATGGCCAGCCAGCCGACCAGGGGGATACCAGCAAACAGCAGCGTCATGGTCCGACCTCCAGGGTACACGTACAACCGGCCACTTCGTCGGCGCTGCCGTTCGGGTCGCCCGGCCAGCGGCAGCCGTTCGGGAACGTGGCGGCCATCGGGATTGACACGCCGTTCAGCAGCGCGTGGGACGTACGCGGGTTGGGGCTGGTCACGTGCCACCGCTTCGTCGTCGCGCCCGTCGCCTTGCCCGCTTCCATCTGCCCGAAGTTGGTGCAGTGGGTAGTCATTGCGCGGGCCAGCGACGAAGCCCGACCGGCGGCTGCCGCGTCGAAAATGTCACTGACCCGCTGCTGCCATCCATCAGCGTTGGAGGAGCCAACAGCCGCCAGGACGGCAGTGCGTGTCTGCTCGTTGACGCTATGGGCGGTCCGGTCAGCGCCAGCGCGCAGGTACTTCAGCATGGGGTCGTCCGACCATGGGTAGTCCGGGTCTAGCCGCTGTAGCGCATGGTGCGCCCCGGCCGACGCGATGGCGGGCGTGTAGCCGTACAGGATTTGGGCCAGCGCGCTGTCGTAGCGTTCCGTGGGCCAATCCAGCGGCGGGGTGTTGTCGGCCTTGCCGGCACCCAGCAGGCGCAGCACGTCCTGGCCCTGATCCCGGAAGTACGTGGACAGCGCAGCGGCAAGCTGGTCGCCGTAGCGTTCCGCCAGGGCCGGTGCCTGGGCGGCCTGGCCCAGCGCCTTGCGGCCGTCCAGCGACTTCGGGAACGGCGTTTCGTCGGGGGCCGTGGCCGCGGGCGACGGCAGGCTGCCGGTGACGACGTTCAGGGGCGTCACCACGTCCGTGCCCTGGCCGTCCGGCAAGGCCGCCATGTTCTTGCGTTCCCGCGCTTCGTCCCTGACCATCCACGGGGCACCAGTCGCCCGCGACAGGGCTTCCGCTTCCTCAAGGAAGCTGCCGCGCAGGGCTTCGTCCATGTCGAACTCCACCCACGCGCCCGGCTTCACGGTCGGCACAACCTGCACGTTGAACTCATCCTGGATGCTGACGTAATGCGGGCCTAGCGTTTCGACGTACAGGCCCTGGCGGTACTGGTCGGTGCTGGCCTGGTTCCCGGCCCGTGCGCCCAGCAGTTCCGGGGCGACGTGGTAGAAGTTGCACACGCTGACGGTGCCCAACTGCACGCCTTCCAGGTACTGCTGGTCGGCCGGGCTGAAGGCGCGGCTGTCGTGCAGGGTCATGCCCTCTTCCAGGATCGGCATGCCGCCCGCGGTCGGGCTGTCGTCGCCCGCCCACAAGGCGTTGAAGTCCTGCTGCAGCCGGGACAGCGCCTCGGGCGTCAGCCCCGGGGCTTCCGCCGGGCGATGCACCACGGCCGGGAAGCGCCCGCCACGCTCGAAAAGCTGCTGCCGGTACGACTGGCCGGTAATCAGTTCCTGCAGGGCCGCCTGCAAGGCCCGCATGGGGTGCTGGCCGCCGCTGCGACCGCACCACAGGAACACCTGCGACACGTCCAGGTCAACCTGGCCGCCGATGCGGATGCTGTGCACCTGGTCGAAGCCGTCCAGCAGCGGCACCCACGTCCGGGGCGGCAACCGCTTCAAGCGGGGCTGGCCGCCGTCATCGGTGACGAGGATGGCCGCCCAGCGGTCCCACAGCAGCGCGTCGCGCAGTAGCTCAGGGATGACCCTTGACTGCGGCACGCCGGGCCACGGTTCCCGCAGCAGCGTGTGCAGCGGGTCGCCCATCGACAGGCGCTGCGTCGCGGTGTCGTCCGTGAAGCCGCACAGCGGGATACGCTTGAATCGATCCACCAGGTAGTCCACGACCTGGCGCACGTCCTTCTGAGTCCGGTACACCAGTTCCGGCGAAAGCAGGAAGCCGAACTGGCGTGTCTCTTGCCGTAGGGCCGCGAAGTGGGGCACGTCCATCTCGATGAACGCCGTGCCGCCAGGGATGCCCTGGCCGACGCCGGGACTGGTCGCCTGTATGCGTCGAAGCTGCCCGCCGCTAAGGACGGTACTCACCGACGCGGCCCCGCGATGGCCGGGCCTGCCCAGCGCGGGCGGCCCTGGCTGGTCGGCTGGGCTTCCGACGTGTAGCCGGTCGCGTACTCCGGCTGTGTGGCGTCGTGGCCCGCCGCCAGCTGCACGTCAAGGCCAGACCTGCTGCGCACCTGCAGGCCGTCCAGCGGCACCTGCTGGTGCCCATCAACCTCGATGGCATCGGACAGCACCACGTCGTACCGCGTCACCCTGCGCAGCGTTCCCAGGATGGTCGCGCCACCCGCCCGGCGGGCTAGAACGCGCTGGCCGATGAACGGTCGCAAGGGGTCACGCATGGCGATGGCCGGAAAGCATACACGCCACCAGGACGTGCAAAGATGACGGCCCCGCCGAAGCAGGGCCGTCGCGGGGGGGGTGTTGGGCGTGGTCAGGCTAGCCGATAGACCATACCTTGCCAGCGGCCAGGTCGTCCAGCATGCCCGCGTGCACACGGCAGTTGCTGGCGTGCACCCGCAGGCTGCTGGCCGTCACCATCAGGCCGTGGCGGGCCTGGCTGCGGCACCCATCGCGGCCGTTGTCGGGCTGGCGTGCAATCAGGTCGGCCGCGTACTGCGTTTCGCCGCGGGCCATGCGCCACGCGTGCTCGACGCGGCTAAGGCGGGGCCGGTAGAACTCGCCGCCTGCACGCAGCATGGGGCTGCGGTTGCAGCCCAGGCCGATACCGGCTTCGTTCCAGTAGCTGGCCCGGCTGTGCCGACCCGCCACCTGGCCGTACCTGTCGCCCAGCGCGTTCGCCAGGTCGCGCAGTTCGGCTTCCTGTTCCATCAGGCTGGCTATGTTCTCGTCATCCAGGGGCGTGGCGGCCAGTTCGGCCCGCAGGGTGTTCGCATAGGCCCGGCGGCGGGCGGCCATGGCGGCATCGCCCTGCTCGTGCTGGGCGCGGTACGCGTCCACGCCCGCCTGGTTCACCGGATTCAGCCCGGCTTCGTCTTCGACCTGCTGCGCCAAGTCGTACACCAGGTCGGCGTGGCCGCGCATGTCGGCGGCCAGCGTTTCGATCATGGTGCGGCGGTCGGTGTCGGAAATGGCCATGGTCTGCTCCTTCGTCGTGGTGGTCTGCATGGACTCAACATACACGAGTCGCACGGCCGCGTCAAGTCACCGCCGCGCTGGCAGCCCGCCGCCGCTGATGACCTGCAGGCCCCGCGTTTCGTACACGCTGGGCGCTTGCGGCTCGTGCGACGCGGCCAGGCTGTGCGTCATCATCAACGTGGTGGCGTAGTCCATCGCCCGCCGCGCCTTCGTCTTGTCCAACCGCCACCCACGGCCCACCGACTTCGTGACCGCGTTCTTGACATGCGCCGCCAGCACCGGGTCGTCGGCGTGCCATATCGCCTGCGTCACCAGGCCGTCCAGCAGTTCCTCACTAGCCGGGGCGGTACGTTCATTCGACTGCGGGAACGGTTCCACCGGCACGCCCTCATCGGCCAGAAGTTCGGCCGAACGGTTGAAGCGCCACGGATCGAAGCCCATAACCACCAGGTCCAGGTGCTGGCCCCATTCCCGCACCTTGTCTTCCACCAACGCGTACCTGATGGATTCGCCCTTCGGCAGCAGCGTGTGGCACGGCGGGGCAGGCTTGTCCGGGTCGTCCGGCGTCACGCCCCACACGTGCCCGCCGACCAGCCAGCGGCCCGGCTGGCCTTCGCCCCAATCCGGGCGCTGCACCTGCCAGCCCACCGACGCCGTGTCCTTGTGCGTCGCAAAGTCCACCGCCAGCCAGCCTTCCAGGCCCCGCAGCTTCACCAGGTCGGCCACGTCATTCGTGCACGCTTCCCACACGCCGGGCGCAAGGAAGCTGGCCTCGTCATCGTCGGCGGGGTGGTTCAGCCGGTAGCGCAGGAAGTCCACCGGCCGCGACTTGCGGCGGCTGCGTTCCAGCACGTCCAGCGTGATCCAGGACGCCTTGTTGACCCTGGCCCACGCGTCCCGATCCTCGATTTCGTCTTCCCCGATTTCGTCGATGCTGGCGTACATGTCGTCCCGCGCATCCGGTTCGCCGGCAATGACGCGCAGGCCCTGCGCCCGCACCCGGCTGCACACGCTGGCTTCCGGGTCGGTGTACGCAGGGGCATTCGTGATGCTGCCCAGGAACGGCTGTTCCCTGGCGTCGCCCGACCGCGATAGCATGTCGTACAACGCGGCCCGGTCGTGATGGTGCAACTCGTCCAGGATGCCGCCGTGCATGTTCACGCCTTCGTCGCTGATCGCGTCCGCAGCGATGACCTTGTAAAAGCTGTCCGTGCTCGGCACGTAGATGCTGTCCTTGTAGATGACGACGTACCGATACAGCGGTGACTTCTCGACCATGCTGACCAGCTGGCCGAACACGATCCGGGCCTGCTCCTTGTCCGTCGCCCCGCCGTACACTTCCGCGCCCGGCTCGTCGTCCGCCAGCAGCAGGTACCCGCCCCACGCAGCCGCCCGCGTGGACTTCCCGTTCTTTTTCGGCTCCTGCACGTAGGCTTCCTGGATCAGCCGCAGGCCCTGGTCGTCCACCCGGCCGAAGATGGCCCGGCATTCGTCCACCTGCCACGGTTCGAAGTCCAGCGGCTGCCCGGCCCAGCGGCCCTTCGTGTGCACCAGGAACTCGTGGGCGAACTTGACCATGCGCAGCCCGCCGTCCACCTTCGCGCCCGACCTGGGATGCGGCCCAATCACGCCGGACACGAAGTCGTACACCGTCTTCGCTTCCGTGCGCACAGCATGGGCCTTCGCAACCTCGTCGCGGAACATACGGGCCAGCGCCTGCTTCAACCGCGTGTCCGATTCGCCGCGGTACTGCTCCTGGATATCGCGCAGCCGCTGCCACACTTCCGGCAGCATCGGCCGCGTCGCATCCTTCGGCGGCTCTTCCGGCAGGTCGTCCTGTTCCAGCGCCCGGCGGTGCGTGGAGTGATGCGGGTCCCAGCGGTCAGCCTGAACGCGTTCCAGCAGTGTCATGCGGACTGGCGTGCCCACTAGCCAAACCCTCCACCGGACGAGCACGCCCACCATCGGCGGTGCCTAAGCGATGCAGTGCCGTTCGGCGAACACCCTTTCCCCCGCACCAGTGTCACGTGGGGCTGCCCGGCTTTACGTCGGCGGGGTCGGGGTCTGCTGTTGCGAGCGCAACGATGACGAAGACTGCCATGACGGTGCACGCGATTGCGTGCGTGCTGCACCAGTCGATGATGGCAGGCACGCCTAGGGGGCCGTAGCCGGGGCCTGTGTGTAGCTGCGTGCCTGTCAGGTGCAGCGCCCACACTGCGGTCAGCCAGACGACCAGCACGCCGATGCGCAGGTCGTTGGCTTCCTGGGTGGGGGTGGGGGGGGTGGCATCGGGGGTCATGTCTGCTCCTTGCGGTTGAGGCCTGCGCGACTGTCCATCGCGTCCTTGACCTTCTTGTGGTGGGTGCACAGCGTCTGCATGTTGCTGGTGGACAGCCTAGCGCCACCGTGTGCCAGCGGCACAACGTGGTCTACGCTGGTACCCGGTGCCTTGCATGGGCCGTGGGGGGTGGCCCACTCGCAGGTGGGGTGGTCTGCGATGTACGCGTCCCTGGCCTTGCGCCAGTCAGCCCCGTAGCCGCGCTTGGTGGGGCTGGCTGTGCTGGTGCGCCATGCTTTGCGTCCGTGCTTGCGGCAGCGGCTGTCCCTGATGGCGTAGCTGGTGCAGCCGGGGATGACGCAGCGTCGCTGTATGACCATCAGTCCGACCTGCGCTTGATGAACGGGACGGCCGGGCCGAGTAGCACCCAGGCGATGATCCAGTGGTACCAGCGGGGTGGTCGTGGGGGCATGTCATAGCTCCTCGTCGTCGGGGTCTAGGGGGTGCAGTGCCTTGGCCTTGATGGCGGCTAGGGCGCGTCGTGCTTCTGCTTTCGTCAAGGGCTTGTCTTCGGGGTCGTCACCAGCGTGCGGCTGGGCACCGTTTTCACTCGATGAAAGGTGTTGCGTGCTAGCGCTTGTGCTAGCGCGCCTCTGTCTCTGTACGGAAGACAGGGGGGGTACCCCACTGTCTTCTGTACTCTGGTGATAGCGCGGTGCTAGCGCTTTGCTAGCACGTAGCTCCAGGAAACCCGCTTGGATAAGCCGTTCTAGATTCCGACTGCGCTGGCCATGGGATAGGTTTGAAGCCGCCATCAATGCCCTTTGGTCTGCCCTAACGCGTCCATTGCCGTGCCTAGCCGACAGCATCCAGACGGTCTGCAGCAGGCACCTGTCGGCCGGGTCAAGGGCCAGGTAGTCGTCGTCGTGCAGCAGGTCTACATAGAGTTTTATCCAGGGCGGGTTGCGCTTCTTGTAGTGCTGGAACTGATCCCAGTTTCGGACGTACAGGTAGCCGGTGCCGGACGCCATCAGCAGGCCGCCTGTGCGCGGGCCTTGGCGCGGGGTGCCCACGTGGTGCTGCACCATGGGCAGCGCAGCGCCAGGCGGTCCGTGACGGGGCTGTGCGTCACGCTGGCTACGACCTCGACTTTGCAGTGCGGGCAGGGCGTCTGGACGACTGCGACTGTGGGCAGCTGGTGAGTCATCCGGCCGCGTCCCATATGACCTTGGTTAGCGCCCACGCCAGGCCGCCCTTCACGTCGTGCGGCTTGGGCGGCCAGTCCATGGCGATGCTTGTCCAGGTCTGGCCGTATGCGACCATGACGTGGCCGGGG